AGAGAAGCGAGACGCTCTAGATACCATTTAGAACAACGGAAGTTAATCTTACGCATCAAACCTCCAGTTAGAGACGTCCTCTAGGTCAATCACCCCGTCCTCCGCGATAACGCGATTTTGGGGGTGTCCCCCGTTTGTACGACGCTCGCCAATGGCCCTAGCCGTCGATTTGCCGCGTTTTCCAGGCTTGGTGGCTGTCTGACTACCAACCAACCGTTTTGCGTCGATTCTAGGTGCCTTTCCGGTGTTTTCGACCTTTCTGGAGTTACACCCGCAGTCTTTCGCCGGAACTCCACCGAAGCAACCCATTTTATGCATTCTCGTGTAAAAATTTACGGGCGTGACGGAGTAGAGGCCATAGGAGAGCTACTCCACAGGCTTTATGCTCCACAGAACGATATCACCTTTCCGTGAGTAAACGTCACGCCCTTAGGGGAATCTGTCGCGTTCAGCACAGTAGCTACGCGCAACAGATTCCATATGAGGGGGTGAGTGATGGACTAGTTCAGAACAAACCCAAACTTTCTCACATAAGCCATGTCGTACTGGTCGCAAAAGTCTTGATGCATACACCACTCGCGCATGGCTAGGCCACAAGCTTTCCTGTCCCCGTGGCCGTGCTTCAGCGCCAGCGTTGCCGCTAGAGCCGAAAGGAAGAACGCTTGCCTACGATCCGCCATAGGATTACCCTCACTCTTCTTAAAAATCCTAATGGTCATTTAGTGTTTAGCTAGACAATCGTAAATCTTCTTCCACCCGCTCCATGTCCACCAACGTGTATAAAATTTCTTACCACAATAAGAACAGTAAACTCCATCGTCGAATGTCCAACCGTTAATTACAACGGTTTTCATAACCCCTCACTTTCTGCATCCTAGAGCCCCCTTAGGCTTCTAAGGGGGTTGCTAGGAGACAGGTTACTGCTTCGTCTCCTTGGACACTTCAGCGACGGCCAACTCGACGTCGGCTTCGTTGAACCCTTCGACCTTGAGGGACGCCTTGAGGGCGACCATGGAGAGCCCGGCCCCGTGGTACTTCTTGGCAGTCTCCAGACACGCGGCCTTGACCGCTTCCGACCGCTGCTTCACGGAATCCCTCAGATGCTTCCCGAAAGCCGAGATCGGGTCGCAGTTCAGACCCATGGTCTCCCAGTTCTTCGGGGACATCACGTCATAGGTCTTTCCGCCCTTGCCGTCGGACAGTTCAGCAAGGAACATGATCGAGTCCGATCCCTTGTCCTGGATCATACGGAGTTCCGTGAACGTCGCCCCGTTGCGGGTGAACTCGATTCCACCCTTAGACTTGGGAACCTCGTAATACCTGAGGTTCGACGCGACGGCCGCTTCCTTCGACTCGGCGACCTTGGGTTTCCACGTCTGCATATCATCGTCTGATCTGAGTCTATCCCTCTTGACGCAGAGCAAAATTGCTCTGTTGAGTCCTTGGGAGTACTAGATCAGTCCTTTCCAGTTATCAGAGAGCTACTGAGCTACCTGCTAAGCAGTTGGCTCAGGACGTCCGCCCAATCTTCCGGCCATCCGGCTGGGCGTCCGTCGTCGTGATTCGTTCGCACGGCACCGGGCAACGCAAGGCCCGTGCCACGGCTTTCGACCGCAAAAATCGCCGAAAAATCGCCATGGTGCGCAACGGCGTGCTCACCTCGCAGCGGCACGGTTTTGCGCAACTGTGCAACTTTTTGCGCACAACGCCGATCTGCCGCTCTACTGCTACGCAAGCTTCACCACATGACCCTTACGACCGCTACCAAAGCGATCAATGACATAGAACAGGAAATCAAACGCGTCCTTGTGCTCCATAAACTGAGCTACCATGACCCATGACGGCTCAGCGCCGTGAGGCATTGGGAAACACTCCATGACTGCCCATTTAGCGCCTAGCATCTTCAGTGTCCTCCATCATGCCAACGACGTAGCGAACGCCATGCCAATCAACTCACCTAGGGAAGCCAAGCGAACAAAAGGCTAACATGTAACCGACAAGTAACGCCTAAGCATTACCCATTGGTAACGCTGTTACCGCTAGGTAACACATCATCTTAGCAAACAATCAACGCGCGATTAACAAATAGTGCAGATACTGCGTTATATATGATAGATGCCTGCAATCAATAACCGCTTGCGTATCCTTTTGGATACACCTACCTGACGCAGCTATCTACGTCTCGCGCCTTATATATAGCGATATCGCGCAGTATATATACGTCGCCACGGATAGGGGGGTGGTTATTTGGTCGGCCTAGGTCCCATATAATTTCCCGGGATCAATAACTATTTTAACTATTTGCATATAAATCTGATGTGACATTAATGTATGACAAAAGTGTAACAAAGAGAAAAGGTTCCCCCTAAGAAAGAAAGTACCAAAGAAAGAAGTATATAGATATTATATAAGAATATAATAACCCCCTCCAAAAGAGAAAGGTAAGATCCAACTGGTATTCTTTATCTTATATATAGACGTAGGGACGCCTCCCTGGTGGAGGCTGGCCCTACAGAAGATATCTTACCAATATTCGTACTTTAATACGATTTAACGAATCTTTTTGACTCTTCTGGCGTTTAATATAGGTGACTAAGAGAGACCAGTACCTACTTAAGACGTACGGCCTCCAACCTGGCCAATGGGAGGCTATGCTAGCCGCCCAAGGCGGCAGGTGCTCTATATGTCTTAAGCGTAAGCGTAGGTATGATACTGACCATTGCCACGAGACTGGTAAGGTTCGTGGCGTTATATGCCATAGATGTAACTCGCTTCTAGGTCACGCTCGTAATAACGAGCAGATATTACGCTCTGCAGCAGATTATTTAAAGAAATTTAACGATTCCTTGGAACCTTTAGTACCACTTGTAGCGTCTAAAGAAATAGGCGTTTAACTGTCTTTTTTACTTATATTAACTGGGTCTTATGAATAGCTTGATACGACTGGTTGGTATAGGGTTACTAGCACTCTTGGCTGCTAGTCCCCTCGCCTGCACTACCTACAACGTATCGGTTATTACCAGCCCCTCCGATGACGCGGAGGAGGCAAGACAGCTATTCCTTCAGGTTAACCTACCTACCGTCATGGTTAGGGCTGAGTCTGGTCTGGGCTCTGGTGTAGTCTACGGAGACGGTACGCTGGTACTAACCGCCGCTCACGTCGTCTCTACCAGGGAATACAGCCAAGACGATCAGGGTAACCTAGTCCCAGGAGACCTTATCGTAGAGAAGTGCGTCGTCTTTAAGAACGAGGGAATCGTCCCGTTCCTAGCAGGCGCAACTGTTATAAAGATTGATCCAGATTTAGACCTGGCTATCCTTAAGCTAGCTCAGGTTTATCCGTATGCTAAAGCCACATTCGCTAAGGAAGATCCTTATCTCTATCAGAAGTGCTGGGCTTCCGGCCACCCTCACGGGGTTACTGACCCCCTTATATCCGAGGGTAGAGTACAGGATCTTTGGGCTGATGGCTTTATTTTATACTCATCCCCAACGACCTTTGGCAACTCTGGCGGACCAGTGTTTATCTTGGTAGGAAAAACCTACCAGGTTAGCGCTGTCGTCCAGCGGGTCTACACAGAAGGTCTTGGTACCGCCGTCAATCACATGGGACTTGGATGCCTCCCTAGTGAAGTAAGGAAATTCGTTGAATGATAGCTCTTGTAGCTTTGGTATGCCTTATTGCGGGTGCAAGTATTGGCCTGACTGTCTTTGCCTTTGCATTTACTGTCATCCTCCTAGAGCTTCTAAAGACGTCAAAGGAGCAGATGTTAGAGTCAGTGAAGCAGGCGAAGAAAGCGGAGATAGACGCGGCGGAACTAAAGGCTGCCCAAGCTGCGGCTGTCCGGGCCATTGAAGCTAACTCACTTCCTTGGATACCTAAGACTGACCAGATGCAGGCTCAGTACGAGGCTGAGGCCATCGACAAGATGCAGAACCCTAACTTCTACGCTGACGTAGTGGACGGGCTAGGGCGGTAAGATGCTAGAGTGCGCTATCTGTAACGCTGCTGTATCAATGGCCGATGCTCATATAGACCACAGGGGATGGCTATGCGACGGCTGTTACTTCCAGAACCAGCCTTGGCACACACCAGACGAGGGCGGAGAAGGCGGTGGCGTTGGCTGTTAAAACAGTAAAGAGCGAGTCGCATTACAAGCTTTTAGAAGATCCTGATGGCTGGTGGGACGCTTATGTGAAATGGGACGGATGCGTAGACTTTAAAAAGTACGTAAACTTTCCTAAGGGACATCCTGAACATGACAAAGAGTTTAGTCATATAGCCAGCGTTGATTACATTCACATCTGCGACCTAGGAAGCTTTATTAAACTATTGCAGGACATTAAGGCTGAGCAAGAGAAGATAGAAAATTACGATGGGTAGCCTAGATAACATGCCTGACGGCATTCCTCTTGATGAGCTTGAGCGTGCTAAGCATCGCTTTAAGCTAGAGGAGAAGCAGACAGAGGCTCTAGAGTACATCCGTAAGAACCTCCCTATCGCTGGCTTCGAGCAGTTAATGGGAGAGACCCTTTGGCTAAGAGAGATCCTTAAGGACATGGAGGGCGAAGCTAAGCCTTGTAAGTTCTGTAAGGCGAAGGTATCATCGGCTAGAACTAAAGCTATCCAGCTATTCGGAGAATGGCTTGGCGTAATCGGGTCTAAGGCAAAGAAGAAGTCCAAGCGCGACGTAATATTTGATGACTCAGAGTAATGAAGATTCTGTCAGAGCCGAGGGTAGTCCCGACATTCAGGGGCCTGGTGCCAGTGGTGGACACGGACCAGGGAGCCCTGTACATAGCAGCGAAGTCTCTAATGGACCCGCTACTACACCTAGTGAGCCTAAACCAGGGCAAGTGGACGGGGATCGAAGCAAAGATAACAAAGATGACATCGGACAGGATGTCGCCGTACGTAGTGGAACATCCAGCCCTAAGCCAAGGCGTACCAAAAGTGGACCTTTCGCTCGCGCCCAGAAACTGTCTTACAAGCGCAACTATAAAGCCAAGTACAAAACCTGCGACGATATAATACGTGTTAAGTATAAACCGCATCCTCCTCAAAAGAAATTTTCAGACCTAATAGAGAATGGCAAAAAGATCACGCTCTTCATTGGCGGACGGCAAGGCGGTAAAACCTATGCCGGAGCTAGAGAGTGCCTCAAGCAAATCTACAAGTACGGGCGTAAGCCCCACCTCGGATGGATTATCAGTCCGACTTATCCAATGTCTTGTGTCGTTGAACGAGAGTTCGAGGCGGCTGCAGGATGGTATGAAACTGGTGGGCTTATCATTAGGAAACTTGCCGGACAGCGGGCGTATATCCTCCACCCGCCTCCAGGCTCTAGTGAACCGTTTAGAGTCGAGATTAAAACAGCTGAAAACCCTGACCGCCTCCGTGGAGCGGGACTTGGTTTTATATGGATAGACGAAGCGGCGATGATGTCAGAGGAGGTCTACAAGATCCTCTTAGGCTGCATCTTAGCGACGAAGGGTATAATCTTCATGACGTCTACCCCTCGTGGCCGCAATTGGTTCTACAAGCTCTGGATCGACTCAGAGTCGAATCCGATGATCGGCGCTGTAAGGTCGAAGTCGGTGGACAACCCACACCTAGGACAGCAGGAACTCCTGCTGATGAAAGCACAGCTTAGTGATGAGTTTGCTAAACAAGAGCTGGAGGCCGAGTTTGTTAGCTTTGAGGGCCTTGTTTACAGGGGCTTTAATTGGACTAAGCACGTTATTCCTCCCCTTACTCAGCTACCTCCTGACTCGGAGCTTATTGCGGGGATTGATAACGGGTATGGCGATCCCTTTGCTCATCTTTGGGTACTCAAAAGGGACAATAAGTACTACGTCATAGACGAATATTATGAAAAGGGTCGTCCTCTGGATGCTGTGGCTAGGAGTATTAAATCTAGCCCTTGGGATAAGTTTGTTATCCGCAGATGGCATGACCCGTCGGGCGCTCAAGAACGGGCTGATCTCTTGGATCGACATGGAATTGGCACTTATCCTGCCAGGAACGATATCGTGGCGGGGATTAACGAGGTTGAGAAACTATTTGAGCAGAACAGAATATACATTGCTCAGAATTGTGTAAACACACTTAATGAACTCACTCAGTATCACTACGCCCAAAGGACAGATAAGAATTCTGGAGAAGAACCAGTCGACTCCTTTAACCATGCAATGGACGCCCTCAGGTATGCCATATTTTCTGAGTCCAGATATGGAGTCTCTCACCCAGTGGTGCGTATTGACGACTCAGGCAGAATGCATGTCGAGGACGGGAGCGACCCTTACACCTCAGACAAGCTGGAAAACTGGATTAATTTCCCTACTCACCCGGTTGCCGAGATACCGGACCTGGGCTACTAACTTTTAATGCCTAGATACGATTTCGAATGCTGCAAGAAGTGGGAACAGTATGTGGACTACGATAATCGTAATAGCGTGCGTTGCGTCGATTGTGGGAAGCTGGCTAATAGGCTGGTATCTCTGTTTGCGTTCAATGGAGCAACCTACGTTGGTACGGACAGATTCAAGGGTGCCGAGATTGGCACGGGGGTTAAGGGGCTTGAGTCGGTCAAGGATGTTGATAGAGCGCTGGCAGTGGCAGGGGCACAGCCGATAGACGCTTACTATAGGCCTCCTAAGCCACCTCCGCCTAAAGAAGTAACATTGAAGGAACTTGCGCCATACCTGGACGGTATGCCGCTGGATAATACGAATGTCTGAAGCTGTTCAAACTCCAGTAGAGGGCGCTAACTCTGGCAGCATCTCTGAGAAAACGATACCCGAAGACCAGGGAAAAGTAGAGAAGAACCTAGCAGAGCAGGTACTTCGCGCTTATAAAGAGGCGAAGAAGCACCGGGCTACCTACGACAAGAACTGGGACCGTTGGTATCGCCTTTACTCTGGCCAGCATTGGGACGGACCTCGCCCTGAGTGGCGATCCACCCCAGTAGTAAACTTCATCTTCTCTACGATAGAGACGATCCTGCCGATTATGACGGACAATAATCCGCAGATTAACGTCGTGCCTAAGAACGAGGCTTCGTTGCCGACCTCTTCTATCATGGGCGTGATCATGGAAAAGCTTTGGGTCGACAATGACATGGACCTTAAGCTTCCAGAGACCGTTAAGAACGCCCTTAAGTATGGGACTGGCATACAGAAAGCTTGGTGGAACCCTGCACTTGCTGATGGCCTGGGGGATGTCGCTGTTAGTGTCGTTGACCCTCGTCACTTTTATCCTAGTCCTGGGGCGAAGAACATAGAAGACGCTGCTTACGTCGTCTTTGCTGCGAACATTCCTGTTGATAATATTATAAGAGATTTCCCTGACGCTAAAGGAAAGCTAGTTGGCGGAATCTGGGATGAGGATCTCACTGTTTCAAAGTCAATCACTTCACAGCGAGTTGATAGCGGTACGTTCTTGGGACCAGTCTCCAACACGCTTGGGACGGACACCACAGAGTTTAAGGGAAATCTACAAGGACGAGACGGAGTTATGGACCGCAATAAGCTTGCTACACTCATTGAGTGGTGGCATCGCGACGACTCCGGGCAGACATGGGTCACTATCATGGCGAATGGCATTCTGTTAAAGCATGATAAGAACCCGTTTAATCATAATAAGTTCCCGTTCGTCCGTTACATCGACTACCAGGTCCCATCAATGTTCTGGGGTATGGGAGAGATTCAGCAGCTAGAAAAATTACAAGACAACATTAACCAACGCCGCGCTCAGATTACCGATATCCTGCGCCTTACGGCTAATCCGCCTTTCGTTGCGGACGCTGATTCTGGCGTAAATCCTAAGGCTATGACTAACCGCCCAGCGGTTATTATCTACAAGAACAGAGGATCAGAAGTCCGGTGGCTTACCCCTCCTCAGCTTCCGGCCGCCCTGTTCGAGCTACAGGATCTAGACAAGAAAGACTTCGACGCGATCTCTGGCGTCTTAGACGTAACGCAGGGTAGGCGGCCCGTTGGTATTGAGGCCGCGTCTGCCATTAGCGAGCTACAGGAGGCTGCGCAGACGCGCATCCGCTTTAAGGTTCGCCTCATGGAAGCGAGCCTACGTCAGCTCGGTAAGCTGATGATGTCTCTCGTTCAGCAGTTCTACACTGAAGAGCGTACCATCAGGACGCAGGGAGCGACCTCAGGTCAGCCTGAGTTCGTTACTGTTAACCAAGAGCAGATCGACCCAATGACTCAGGCGGTAACGAAGATCAATGACGTTACCGTTGGTGAGTACGATATAGAGATTGGCGTTGGCTCCACGCTACCGGTAAACAAGACGCGCAGGGCTGATCAGATGATCGAGCTTTACCAGCTCGGCGTCGTTGATAAGCGTGCCGTGCTAGAAAACGTCGGTCTACCCCCAGAAGATTACGAAAAGATTCTTGCCCGCGTTGAACAAGCGGAGCAACAGCAAATGTTAGCTGCTCAAGGAATGGCTCCAGAAGGCGAAGCAATGGCGGGCAGCGCACCCGCTGGCGCTGAGGGTGGTCCTCAGAGCCCTCCGCCTACTGAGGAAGAGCTAATTGAACTAGAGCAGTCTTAAGAGGATATCCTAATGAATCCATCAAACGGCGATCAGTTTGAATCGCCCATGCTCAAGGGCGACAAGGGCGATAAGCCCCGTGAAGCCAAGGGCTCAGGCGGTCAGCTACAGTCTCCAATGGAATCTTCCCAGAAGAATTCTGAGAAGAACGGTCATAAGAACGGGTAATGGCTGATCCACGAGCCGAAGCTCTACTACGCTCTCTGTCAGGCGGAGCCGACCCTGGTATGATGCCAGAAGGCGAGATGCCAATGGAGGCCGAAGGGCCTTCTACCCCAGAGCAAGCGGCGGCGGCTGCGATGCAGCTCCTAGAGCCTTTTATGGAAGACCCAAGAATTGCTAATGCTGCTTCTGCCCTCCAAGAAGTAGCGGCTGGACCTTCGGAAATGCCCGAAGACAGCATGCCAATGGAAGAGGCCGGACCTGCGCCACAGCCAGGTTATTAAGAAAGTAATTAGTATTTATGCCAGATGGTACAGAAGTCGACTTTGATGCAGAGCTGAACGCGATTATCAATGGCACGGGAGCGGATACCGCTACCCCGGAGCCTGAAGTGACGCAGACCCAGCCCACGGAGGCGGCTAAGTTAAAGTTTGGTGGCAGGGAGTGGGATAGCCCAGAGAAGCTTGGTAAGGCTTATGAGGCGTTGCATAAGGACTACACTCGAAAGAGTCAGGAACATGCGAAGCTAAAGCAGTACGGCGACTTTGACGCTTACCTAAACAAGCATCCGGAACTCCGCAACGAGTTTAGCAAGCTCTGGCAAGAGCGCGTGAACGAGTACAATAAGCGGATATCGGCTGGACAGTCTCCAGCTACAGCCGAGAAAGCGACGGGTGTCCCTCAGGAATACGCTGAAAGACTAGAGCGCATCGAGGCTCATTTTGAAGATGTTCAGATAGAGAAGGAAAAGTCCGCGCTAGAGAGCAAGTTTAACCTGGATAAGGAAGATATGCGTCTTGTTATTCATAAGGCTATCGAGCTTGAAGAGCGCGGGGTGCGTAACCTATCTCTAGAAGATGTCTACAAGATGATGTCCTTTGAATCGCAGAAGCTCGCTGCTCGAAAGGAAGGGCAGAAGGAGGCTCAGGATCGGCTTACTGGCAAGAAGAAAGCTGCGGTAGGCGGGTCTGATAGTCCAACGGCTACTCCGAATGCTAAGGGTGTGAATGATATGAATGACAATGAATTCACCAGAGCCCTTAGTGATAAACTATCAGGTCTAGGGTACTCTGGCTAACAGAGGTTTTATATGGCTCTTACTTATTCACAGCTTGCGTCGATCACGCACGAACTGATCGTACCAAAGGCTGTGGACAACGTGTTCAATAGCAACCCGCTATTGTTCCGTTTTAAAGAGCGCGGCATTAAGTACGATGGCGGACGAGATATCGTTCAGCCACTCGTCTATGACGACGTCAACGCGGTTCAGGCTTTCGAGGGATCGGAAGTCCTATCCACGGAAATCAACGACAACCTAACGGCTGCCGTTTATAATTGGCGTCAGTACAGCGCGTTCTTTGGCGTCACTGGTCGTGAAGAACTTATCAACAATGGCAAGAACGGTATCGTTAACCTTCTTAAGACTAAGCAGAAGGTTTGCGAACTATCGCTCCTTAACCAGCTCGGGACGGACCTACAGGCGTCCAACTCCGGCGGTAAGTCCCTTGACGGCCTTGGCCTTACGCTCTCCACGACTTCGACCTACGGTGGTATCGCTACCGCTGACATGGCTGCGTGGAAGGCTAAGACGGTCACTCTGGCTACCACGAATACGCTAGCGCTATTCGATATGCAGAAGCTTCAGGGTAACTGCACCATCGGCGCTGACCATCCAACGGTTTGGGTTACTCGTCAGAGCGTGTACGACAAGATTTGGTCTCTCCTACAGCCAGATCAGCGTTTCGTCGATACCGCGATGGGTAATGCTGGATTCGGCGGAATCAAGTTCAACGGGCTTCCTATCGTTGTCGACTCTCATGTCCCAGGTTCAGACGGCGGGGCCACTGACAACGGCATCGAAGCGCTAAACGAGGCTTACATCGGTCTTGCGATTCATAGCGATGTAAACTTCAAGACTGTTCCTATCCCTCAGGTGAAGGATCAGGATGTTAAAATGGTTCGCATCTTCTTCGCTGGAAATCTATGGTGCTCGGCTCGGCGTATGCAGGGCTTTAACTTCGCCATTGATCCGGCTCTATAAAGGAGATGTATAATGGCTAAAGTAAATACAAACGTCCCCGCTCAGTGGCACGACCTAGTAACTCAGGTTCGCACGTCCACTGAAGGCGCTCTTTACACCCTCGGCCAGTATCGCGAGGAAGATGGTAAGGGGTATCGTTACGTTAAGCAGTCTGACGCCACGGTTACCGTGACGGCTGGCTCTCTAGCGTATCTTGCCGCGTCTGATACGACTGGCTTTACGGTTTGCCAGGACGTATCTGACTCCGACCGTAACCTTGTTTCCGGCGTTTACGCTGCTGTCATCGCTGACGGCGGGTTCGGCTGGATTCAGACTTACGGTCCATGCACCGTTGCCACTAACGGCGACGACGATATCGCTCTTGGCGATGCCGTTATCGCGTCTGCGGCTGGCGACGGCACGGCTGACTCGACGGCTCAGGACACGGCTCCTACTAACCGAGTGGTTGGCTGGGCTATGGCTGATGACGTTAATGCCGCGAATACGGTTCTAACGTTCCTAGTCCTCCGGTAAGGAGGCTGGCCCCGTGGGGCCTAAATAATACGATGGCTAAGGCCACGGTAACTTAGCCACATTCCCCTGTAAGCAGGGAGAAAGATTAAATGATTAAAGATAAGAATATCGCCCCTGACGCGGCGATTGCCTCTTCAAAGCTAGCGTCGAACGTTGTAACGGCGACTAGTACGTCGACTCTTACCAATAAGACGCTAACCGCACCTACGATTACCGCCCCAGTTATCACTGGTGCTATGACTGTTGCGGACGGAGCTACACTTACTACGCCAATCCTTACGCTAGACGTTCAGGTTCTAGCTGCGGCTGGTTCTGTTCAGGGAGACGCTGGCGCTATGACGCTTACCGCCCCAGGGCTATGTCA